TTCTACTTGATGGTTATTAGAATCACTAATTTTTTCTTCTCTAATAACATTATATGCTGTGTAAGGGATTACATTATAAACACCAAACTTTTCAGCTATTTCTAATTTAAGGAAAAAGTCGCCATATTTGCACATTTGGCGAGTCCACATCCACATATTAAATTCTATATTTAGAACGTCATAAAACAAATTATATAGAATTTTTTGCAAATGTTCGTCAGACGACTTAATTTGAAGAACCTCACCCATTGTATTTTTAAGGGTAGATTCATCAGCTAATATATCAAGAGCAGAAGCAATGATGGCATCAGTATCCATTGCTTCATAATCCGAATAAAGTTGGGTTCTTAAAGTTTGATAATTAAGAGCCGGGTTATAAATAGGCATTTGATTGGTAGTATACAATCTATTGTATCTATCAATCATAGAATTAGTTTCTATTTGGCCTGTTTGTTGGTATTGACTAAAGTCTAATACCTTTAATTGACTCCCTCCTACATTGCGGATTAATAAGTCTGTAGAGAATAATCTTTTTAATCTTGTAAATATGCTTGTAGCCGCCATAGTAATATATTAATATATCATAAATATTATAAAACCCAACTAAAGTCTTCTGTTTCGCCCTTACCATTATCCATATGGTAGGGATTATCTCGCCCCGTAGAAAAATATGCTCCTTGATAAGCTGTTGTTGATTTGTGGAAAGAACCTAAAGCTGCTCGAGTAACATCTAATCCTTGTTGTCTAAATTTTAGTGCTGTGTCTCTTACATAAAGGCCCATTCCAAAACTCATAATCAAATCATCATTATATCCTTGTTGGGCTTCAGCTCGCCCCGATTTCCAAATAAAGGTTTTCATTTCTTCTAGTAGTCGTTTAGATTGAACTGTAACACCTTTATCAGCTACATACTCTTGAAATTTACCTATTACCATAGGTCTAGTTCGAGTAGACATAGTAAATCCAGCTACCATATTAGAATTATTTTCATAATTAGATAAATAAGAATCTATATTGATGGCATCAGATTTAGGAGAATAATACAAATTAGGATAATTACGTTCAATTACAGTTTGAATTGTACTCCATCCTACATTAGCATTTTCAATTACCAACAGAGCATTATTGTATTCAGTCGCAACTGCTGTTAAAATATGACCAAAATCTTTAGTAGAAACTTGACCCTTATATTCTCCAACCTGAGTTGCTGATTCTATATCAAAAATATGAAATGCTGAATAATCTTTTCCATCCCCCCTAGCTACGTCAGCTGAAATTAGGTATGATCTAGTATAATCGGCAGGTTCCCAAATCCATAAATTTTGATCTACTCCCCTTCTTTCAAGAGGTTCTCTAATAGTAGTTTTTTCTATAAATTCTAAGTATTCAGGATAGAATACAACATCCCCAGATGTGCTAAAATCACAATCACATTCTTGGGCGGCCATTCTAGGGTCTCCTAGAAGTTCATCTTGTCTATCTCTCCAAGATTGGTCTCGTTCGGGGTGAACTTTCCAAGGGAGTTTAATAGGAAGAAATTCATTTTCATTAGCTTCAGCTCTAACCCAAGTTTGGTGAAACCAATTACCAGTTCCATAAGGAGTAGATAAAGCTATACAACCCCCACCAGTTGCAAGGGTTTGTTGGGCCGAAGCCCAAATTTCACCAATATTTTCAATAAAAGCCGCCTCATCGATAATCAAAAGAGAAACGGCTTCAGATCTACCGGCATCACTAGAAGCAGATGTAGCTTTGATTTGAGATCCATTAGCTAATCGAAGAGTTAATTTATTATTTTCTGCATAATCTACTTTAAGCCACGAAGGTAAATTTTCATACATGAATTTAACCTTGGTAACCATATTTTTAGCCGTTTCCTGTTTAGTAGCAATACACAGCACGTTTTTATCTTTATGGAAAGTCATTAACCATAAAGAATATCCTGCAGAGAGGGTAGAAATCCCAAGTTGGCGAGATTTTAAAACAATTGAATAAGGATTATCCCTCCATAATCTTAGAACTTTTTCTTGGAAGGGATATAAGTGAAAGCTAATTCTGCCCCTTTGAGGGTGTTGAATCATACAATACTTTTTCATAAAGTGTGCTGGGTCTTGGGCACACTTTAGGTATTCTTGCCTTATTATTTGTTTTAAATCACTCATTTTTGCTTACTAATATAGATAAACCAATTGAAAATAATGATAAAACCCCAACTGATCTACGGCAAGTTTTTAGATTACCTTGAGTTTCTTTTAACTCTGTTGAGAGAGTTTGAATTCGTGCTTCTAACCCAGCTCTAGATACATTACAATTATCTATTGTAGATTGATAAGCTTTTATTTCTTCGTCTCTTCTTGAAATAATATAATCTCTATAGAATATAATTTCATTAAGCTCGGTAGTATCTTGTTTAAGAGATTCTACTTCTTCTTTAAGAAGGTCATATAATGTTACTTCAATAGCAGCTAATTCAACATATTTTCTTGGAAGACAAATCAGAGAATCCTCAGTGATAACGGTTTGCGAAAAACTCACTAAGCTCGTCATTAGACATACTGTCAATGTTAGCAACTGTTTCATTGTATTTTTTTCTTAATTTGTTTAATTCCCGGTTTCGGATTGCAATCGATACTTTAAGACTATCTGTTTTAGAATTAGCAATACTTACTTCTTGGTTTAGACTATCTTTTATTAATTGAAGAGAATCAAGTTCGTTTTGGTATTTTTTATTGTTTTCTTCTATTACTTGATTACAATCTACACACTCCGCCTTAGTCAAATCCCAGTACATATAACAACCTAAAAACCAAAATAAACTAGTTATTAAAATTGTTATTACAATTTGATTTTTCATATATTAATAAATATCAAAACAAACTTTTAGTATATATTTTACACGTTCTTCAGTAGAACCCTTAAGCTCATGGTGCCATGGTTTATGCTTAGCCAACAATTGTTTAATTGTCAAATCAATTTCATTCCTATAATTTTCATCTGTTTCTCTTACACCATTATCTTCAATCTCAACTCCTTCAGGAGAAACATAAAAAATATAATCATATTCTCTAATAAAACGTTTAGCATATTCCTCAAAAGCATCACCATCAATGTAACTGATAGATTTAGCGAGTTTAGTGAATGCTATTACATCAATAATAGTTCTATCTGTTAGAACGTTTTCAACCATCAATTCAGCACATCGTTCAGCCAAAAATATGTTTTGACCTTTAAGTGTAGAATCAGTATTTAAGGGGATACCTAATGAATTAAGATATTTACTACGTTCAGTAGCAAAATGGTAGTCCTTAAATTCAGGCACATTTTTCAATGCATTAACTAATGTAGTTTTTCCTACACTCATAGTTCCACAAAACCCTATTTTCATTAATCTTCTTTTATATATTTAATAAAATCTTCAATAATTTCCTTAGATAAAGAATATTGATCTTCTTCACCATAAGCAATCAAATCATCAAGATATGATTTTTTATAATTTTCTAAAAGTATAATAAGATTTTCCATTATCCTGCATCTCTAGCTGAGTCTCTCATTGAAGGATTTTTATACCAAGGAAGTCCTGTTCGATTACGCTTAACTTCTTTCCATTCATCTTCAGTATATTTCATACCGTAAAGATAATATTCTCTTTTGCGCTTGTCACCCTCAGGTATGAGAGCAGGCCCATCCCAATTGTGAAGTTTTCCGTCCCAATAATGGACAATAGTACCGTCAGGTGTTTTCATTTTTTTTGGCTTAGGCCATTCGTTTTGATTATTACTCATTGTTTCAAAATATTTTCAGCAACATATGTTCCTTGAGCACCACTCACCGTAATACCTCGTGCACTTAAGGCATCCCCAACAAAATGAACATTAGGATATGTAGTAAGTGATAAATCCTCATAATTTACAAGAGGTTCGGGAGAAAGATATTTTACTTCTGGGATGTAGATTCCCCAGTCATCTTGTAGGGTAGGGAATATTTTTTTTAGGTCTTCAATAAAATCTTCAATATATTGGAAATAACCCTGGAATGCTTCTTTGATTTTATTATAGTCGTTTTGGGTTGCATAATGTCCTCGTACCCAATCTCCTTCAGAGGTTAAGGATTTATATTTAGAAGGATTAGGAGTATAATAATAACCTGCTTTGTATTTAGCTTGGTACCTACCTTGAGCACGTTGTCCTCCTTTTACCCCTTCTCCCACTACAATATCAATTTTATTTACTTTAGAAACTAAATTACGAGACCATTCAAATGGGTCGTCAATACCTTGAATTTCCATCAAAATGCCAAAATTAGTCATGTTGTTACGGTAATCTTCACCTTTTTTGGCGTGGCCATTGTAACTATAATCACCATATGTTTCTTCTAGGGCCACATAAGCCGCATTATTGTTAGTACAAAATGAGCGAAGTGATACACCTTTATCTTCAAATTTTCTATATAGTTTAAAATCATATGATATATCAATTAGTTTTTGAAAGTGGTGTTGTGGTGCTTCAAATCTTACTCCAATTTGAACAGATTTTGGTTCATCTGGAAGGTTATATTGGTTGGCTAATTCTTGAGCGAAGTCAATACCTGATTTACCTACAGCAAATATAAGCTCATCGTATTCTATATGGGTATTATGGGTGTAGGCTATATTATTATTAAAGTCAATGTCTTCTATTTTAGTTTCCCATCCAAAAATAACACCCTTAGACACTAAATAGTCATACCAATTTTTGCCAATTTCATGAAGATAATCTGTACCAACATGCCATACAGGAAATAAACGTAGACCAAAATAGGGTTTAATGAAATCTGGTTCTGCTTCAGGATTTGAACATTGTACTTCTTCAGGTTTAGGGTGGAAGCGTTTAAAGTTAGTAATA